ATGGCATCAACTTAAACTAGGAGAAAGAAAATGACCGTATACAACGACCTTATGTCAAAGATTGCCGATCAGGGTTTGCTTTTTAATGTTGAGTCGGAGCGAATGACAACAGAGAGCGGGCGAGTGATTCCAAACAAGCGCGCGTTGATTAACGCAAAAACCGGCGGAGTGATGTCAATAGTCTCAGACGCCTACAAGGTAGTGACCAACGAAGAAATCTTTTCATCATTCTGTCACGCCCTGTCTTACAACTCGGCGATAGATTGCACTGACGTTTCTGTAGATGTTAAGCAGAGCAAGAACGGAACGCGGGCAATGGTCAACTTTGCCTTCCCTGCCCACGAGATCAACGTGGCCAATGACTCATCGCCTACCCGGTTGCAAATATCGGCGCTTAACTCGTTTGACGGATCAACCCGATATATCACTAAGGCGGGCGGCTTGCGCATGAAGTGCATGAACGGTCAGATACTTGGCGACATCGTCGGTTCCTATTCGTCTACCCATACCCGTAACCTTGACGTTGGCATCGGCGCAGATAAGGTTATCCAGATGTTTAAGGATTTCAATTCTGCCAAAGAGTATTGGGGGCAGATGATGCAGTTCAAAATCTCTACATTTGAGGCGAGTGATGTGTTGATCAAGTTCCTCAAGATTAAGAATTATGAGGAGAGTCGGGAAAATGCGCGGCTTAGCTACTGCCTCAAGCTTTGGGAGCAATACAGGGGCGAGATGGGGTCAAACGCTTATGCGCTTTATAACGTCATGACGGACTTTATCTCGCACCCTATGCGCGAGGGCAAGAACCCGCTCAAGGTACTGGCAAAGCAGGACACTAACCTCAACCGGATACTGACTACCGTTTCCCCTTTCGACGCATGCACTCAGTTAGCGTCGGGCGTTATCAACCTTCAGAGAGAGATGGCCGCGTAAGCGGCCCTTACTAGGGGAGATTGTTATGAGATACACAATTGCGAGCGAGACAGACAGGGAACTAGATGGCTCGCCAATAGTCTGGCGGGCTTACTCAGTTGAGGTTGATGAGTATGGTGAGCAGTGTTGGCACTATGTTGAGGGGACTTCTGCCTATACGGGCAAAGAATGTCAGGAGCTTTTGTCAGGGCAATTAGAAACCGTAAGCGGCGCTTGCTAGGAGATTGATATGAGAAATGTAACGCATAGCGCCGCATTGTTATTAATATTAGTCAGCGCAGGCGTGGCGGCGAACCCGGATAAGGCGCGAACGCAGTACAACAAGTGTCTGGCCGAGCTAGGCACAGAACAGCGCAAGATAGATCAAGTGATGAGACCAGCTAAGTCTAGGTGTGACAACACTGGCGTCTGCATTGAGGTCAGCATTGGCGCAAGTGTCGGCGGGGCGCTAAGCCGAATGGACGCGTTTGAAAAGGGGCAGGATTGCATGTTACGGCTAGATGAGTATGAAAGTGCCTGTGAGGAGGCGGGCAAGGAATGCGAGTTTAAAACTTTTGATGAAGCTTATAACGACCAATGGAAATAGGGGGCAGGAAGATGATTGGTTTGATATTTGCTATCGCACAGCTTGCCTATTCGTTGGCAGGCTTTGCTTTTTATTTCTCGGGGATTGTTTTCATCCTGTCGTTTTGTATCGGCGGCCTCATCGTTAGCTTTAATGAAAATTTAATATGGTTTGTGATTTGCATACTTTGTTGGCCGGTCGCATTTCTGTCCGGTTTCGTTTATTGGTTTGGAGGTTGATATGAGAACCCTTAGCTTGGGTCAATCGTATATCGCTTTAGGGGTGATCATTATTTTGATCGGCCTTGTCGGGGCCGGGGATTATGAAGACGCCTTGATTGAGGAAAAGCGTTATTGCGAGATGGTGCGTGATTGGGATACTCACGGCGGAGAGCGTGGGCATCCTAATTATGATAATCGCAATTGTTAAGATCATTGCAATGATCAGTGATATAATGTGCTGGAGTATTATTATGAGAACAAAAAGGGCGACGGCCCCTGACGCGCTACTAAGGATTTTGTCTGCGCCTGTTCGGGGCTTTACTATTTCGGATGTTGCTCAGCTAGTAGGGCTGAGTTATGCGGAGGCTAAGGCGGCGGTAGTTTATGGTGTTCAAGAGGATCGTTTGAGAATCCTTCGGCACCGGCAGAACGGCACCGACCCGATGGCGGTTTATGAAAACCCAAGATGGCGCAGGCAGTGGATAACCCAGCCTTGGCGAGAAAGTAAAAGGGAAGAGTTATGGCAAGAGGAAAGACCCCCGAGTTAAGCGTGGTTTACCACGCCACCAAGGATTTAATTCCATTTGAAAATAATAGCCGTACTCATAGTGACGCGCAGGTTGAGCAGATCGCGGAGTCCATCAAGGAGTTCGGCTTTACTAACCCGATACTGATAGACCCTGATAGGAGCGTCATAGCGGGTCATGGCAGGCTTTTAGCCGCTACCCTCTCCGGTATATCGGAAGTCCCTACAATCACCCTTAGCGGGCTTACGGAGGCTCAGAAGCGCGCCTATGTCATAGCGGATAACAAAATGGCGTTAAACGCGGGCTGGGACTTCGATTTGCTGGGGTTTGAGCTTGCCGCGTTAGGCGATATTAATTTTGATTTAAGGAAGATTGGTTTTAGCGATAAAGAGCTGATGGACATTATGGGCGATGTTGATGAGGTGCTTATTGATTCCTTCGCGGATGTCACGGAGTCATCGCTTGCTCACCAATGCCCTAAGTGCGGGTTTGAGTTCGATTAGTGTACACGCTACCGGCGATGAAGGATTTGCGCCGCCTAAGTGATAACGGCAATCATAAGTTTACAGTTGTTAGTACATTTGCCGGGGGTGGCGGGAGTTCTACGGGCTATCGAATGGCTGGTGGAAAAGTGTTAGCTGTTAATGAGTTTGTCCCCGAGGCAATAAAGACATACAAAGCGAACTGGCCTGACACCGTTGTCTTAGGCAATGACGTTAAGGCGCTAACGGCTGATGAGGTTATAGCCGCTTGTGGGATAGAGGTGGGCGAGCTAGATATATTTGATGGCTCTCCGCCCTGCTCAGCCTTTTCTACGGTTGGCAAGAGAGACAAGGGATGGGGCCAGACTAAGAAATACAGCGACACTAAGCAGTCTAATGTTGAGGATTTGTTTTTTGACTACATCAGACTGCTAAGAGGTATAAAGCCTAAAGTCTTTGTTGCGGAGAATGTCGCTGGTCTCGCTAAGGGTGTAGCGAAAGGCTACTTAAATGAGATCCTAAGAGAGCTGGCGGCGTCTGGTTATAAGGTGGAGTGCAAGATACTTGATGCCCGCTACCTTGGTGTGCCTCAGTCCCGTGCGCGGGTAATCTTCGTTGGTGTTAGAGATGACCTATGGCGCGCTGAGTTAAAGGGAAAGTTACACCCTAAGCCAAAGCCATTCACTGTTAGCTTAGAAGATGCGTTTGACGGCCTGTCGTTCTCAGATTCCGATAGGGCAGAAACTGATATAAGCAAGTTTGCTGTTTACAGGGAGCTAGTCGGGCTAAGGCGCGGCGGTCAAAGTGATAAGTATTTTCAGCTTGTGAAAGCAAATCCAAAAAAGTTCAGTGGTTGCATTACTGCTACGACAGGGAACAAGGGGGCGGCTTCTATCAAGCATTGGGACAATAGGTCATTTACCGTCGCGGAAGTCCGCAGGATTATGTCCGTGCCAGATGACTACGCCTTGACGGGAACTTATCAGCAACAGGTTGAGAGGTTAGGCCGAATGGTTCCGCCGCTTATGATGAAGGCTGTAGCTGAAAATATTTACTCTCTGGGGGTTATCGGTGCAGATACCAACTGATTGGACCTTTAAAGACTCAGCCGTTGCTGATGAGTTTGACTTTCACGTTAGGCAACAACTGCCTTGGTATGAGCTTGCCACCGGGATGATCTCCCATGTGGTTCGCCACTTCCTGCCACAGGGCGGCCTGATTTACGATGTCGGTTGCTCAACTGGCAATTTAGAACTATCGCTTGGTGACATTATTGATAATAGAGGCGCAACTTTAGTGCCTATAGATAACAGCCCTGATATGGTTAGAATGTATCGTGGCAAGGGTGAGGTGGTCGTTGCTGATGCGCAAGACTTTGCTTTTGAGCAATATGACGTTGCTGTAGTGTTTTTGGTTCTGATGTTTCTTAGCCCGCTAGATAGAAGGCGATTGGTTGAGAACCTAAGAAAGAAGGTGAAGGCAGGCGGTTGCCTAATCATTTTTGATAAGACCCAAATGTCATCGGGCTATCTTTCTACTGTAATGCACAGGGCGACTATTGCGGGGAAGGTAGCGACAGGTGCGCCTAGTGACGAGATCATAGCAAAAGAGTTATCATTAGCAGGTGTACAGCGGCCATTGCCGAATAGCTATATGGGATCTCACTTAGCTAGCGCGGTAGAGATTTTCAGGTTTGGCGAGTTCGCAGGCTGGGTCTATGAAAGGCCCGAGTGATCACTAAAAGAGATAACTGACAATGCCGGGTGGTAGACCAAAAACAGAATTAAGCGCAGAGCAGGTTACGCAAGTTGAAGCGTTAGCCGCCGTGTTAAATCAAGAACAAATAAGCGATTATATTGGCATTCCTGCAAGGACGTTTAGGTCAGTACTCTCTAGAGATGAGAATGTTTCCGCCGCCTATAAAAGAGGAAGGGCAAAGGCTATAGGCCGTGTGGCCCAATCACTGCTTCAATCTGCCTTTGATGGGAACATAACCGCGCAGATATTCTTTCTAAAGACGCAAGCAGGATGGAGGGAGGTGCAACCAGAGGCACAGGAGCTTCCGCCGGTAGTGATTCAGCTTGAAACTGACTAAGCCTCAATCAAGCATATTTAGGTCAGACAGCCGCTTTCGTGTTTGTGTAGCGGGTAGGCGCTTTGGCAAAACCTTTTTAAGCACGGCGGAGATACTTAATGCCGCGCTATCCGGTGAGGGCAAGAATGTCTGGTATGTAGCCCCTACCTATAAGGCCGCTAAAGAAATCGCTTGGTCTATGCTGATGCAAGCTATCCCAGATGAATATATCTACAAGACTAACGAAAGCTCGCTAACGCTTACGCTACTAAACCGGAGCGTGATCAGTCTCAAGGGCGCAGAGAAGCCAGATAACCTAAGAGGGCGCGCATTAGACTTCTGTGTGCTAGATGAGTTCGCTGATATGCGGAAAGAGGCTTGGTATGAGGTCATCCGCCCCAGCTTGTCCGATAGATTAGGCGGCGCTCTGTTTATCGGAACCCCAAAGGGACGTAATCATTTCTATGAGCTTTACGGGAAGGGGGTAGATGAGGACGATGGGTGGACGTCATATCAGTTTACAACGCTTGACGGCGGTCACGTTCCCCAATCCGAAATAGACTCTGCAAAGCTTGATCTAGATGAGAGGACATTCAATCAGGAATACATGGCCCGGTTTGTTAATTACAGCGGGGTCATTTATTACGGCTTTAGCCGTGAGCAGTCGGTTAATAAATCCGAGTTACAGCCTAAGCACTTAATCATCGGGATGGACTTCAA